GGCGATTGGCGGGGCTTGACATCCTGCCCATTGAGTGTGACAATTTTCCACAGTGCCGGGAAATGAAAATTCGGGTCATCCTGACCCCTCGCCTGAAACCCGCTTCGGTGGTGAGCGCGCGAACCGTGCGAACGCTGGTGGGAGAACGCCGACGAAGTGGCTGCGTGATCTGCTTGGTGCCGCTCGAGACAACGGCCCAGACAGCAGAAGCCACCGTGAAGCAGTGTTCTACCACTTGGTCGAAGTGGCGACGAGCTGGGAGGTGGTCGTCAAGGGCCACGGCGACGACGCAATGCCAGTGGCGAGCGCGAAGGATTCTATCGAGGCGGCGAAGGTGCTGTTTGCTTACGACATGGGCAAGCCGGTGGAATCCATGGAGGTCAAGGACGTCGGATCGTCAAAAGTGATGATCTACTTGCCGGCGAATGGGCGCGATCCGGAGAAGGATTGCGCAGAAACAGACGCAGAGACTAGTGGCGACGGCTGAACAACAGGTCATTGCGTTCCGCCCGCAGCCGGGTCCGCAAGAGCAGTTTCTCGCGTCGGCGGCCGACATCGCGATTTACGGCGGAGCCGCCGGTGGCGGGAAAACCTACGGTTCGATCCTGGAGACGCTTCGTCATAAAGACGTGCCGGACTTCTACTCGGTCTTTTTCCGGCGCTCGATGCCTCAGATCCACAATCCCGGCGCGCTCTGGGACACATCGAGGAAGGTATACCCACTGACGGGAGCCGTACCGAAAGAGCAGCCCAGTGAATGGCGCTGGCCCCTATCAGGGGCGCGGGTGAAGATGGCGCATCTTGAGCACGAGAGCACCGTCGAGGATTGGCAGGGCTCGCAAGTGCCGTTGTTTCTCTTCGATGAGCTGACCCATTTCACTCGGTCGATGTTCTTCTACATGATGAGCCGCAACCGTAGCGAATGCGGCGTGCGCCCGTACATGCGGGCCACTTGTAATCCGGACCCGGACTCGTGGGTAGCAGATTTCATTGGGTGGTGGATCAACCAGGAGACTGGTTATGCAATCCCGGAGCGCTCGGGAAAGCTGCGCTGGTTCATTCGTCGAGGAGACGATCTTGTCTGGGCGGATTCACGCGACGAGGTGCTGGCCAAGGTTCCAGGCGCCAACCCCGTTGAAGCAAAGTCGCTGACGTTCGTTCCTGCGAAGCTCGAAGACAACAAGATTTTGGAGACCGCCAACCCGGAATACCGCGGGAACTTGCTGGCCATGACCCGCGTGATACAGGAGCGTTTGCTTGGAGGAAACTGGAAGATTCGCGCGAACGCCGGCAGCTACTTCCGCCGCAGCGACTGCCACATCATCGAAGAGGTGCCGAACGACGTTGTGAGCTGGACTCGCCGCTGGGACTTGGCCGCCACTGAACCATGTGAGAGCAGTCCTAACCCTGACTTCACCTGCGGGCTCAAGATGGGGAAGCGCAAGGATGGCCGCTTCGTCGTGGCACACGTTGATCTGGTGCGAAGGCGTGCGAACGACGTGCGGGCACTAGTCAGGCGGGTGGCGGAGAACGACGGCCGTGCGGTGTGGGTTGGTATTCCACAGGACCCCGCGCAGGCCGGTAAAGACCAGGCCGAGAGCTACATCCGCGACCTCGCTGGGTTCAAGGTCTACGCCGACCACGAGACAGGAGACAAGGAAACACGGGCCGAGCCCGCGGCGGCACAGTGGCAGCATGGGAACATCGACGTCGTGCGGGGCGAGTGGAATGAGGATTTCTTCGGCCAGCTCGAAGCATTCCCGGCCAAGGGCACGCATGACGATGCTGTCGATGCGCTAAGCGGGGCCTTCAAACGGGTAAGTGCCAAGCTGCACAGCGCCTACGGCGTGTAGGCACGTTTCGCGCACGATTGCCCCACTGGCGCACAATGGCGGGACATGGGCAAGCCCCGCCACGTGAAAACTGTGTCCGCCGCCCTGGCCCGCACGAACAGTCCACTGCCCGAACCATCGCACGCCGCCGACGCGGCGCTGAAGCGCGTCCAGGCCGCAGATGCGCTGGTCAACGTGGTGGCGGGTCTCGGGACCGACCGGGACAAGTCGACCTTCACCGACTACGCCATCCCCTACACGCTCACGCGCATCCAGCTTGAGAACATTTTCCGCCAGTCGTGGGTCGGGAAGCGCATTTGCAAGGCCGTGCCCGAGGATATGACCCGCGAGTGGATTGAAACCTCGTGGGACGGTCAGGATGACGACCCCAAGGGCGTGAAGGCGCTGGCCAAGACCGTGTCGGATTTCCACGTGATTCACAAGTTCCGCATGGCGCAGACGTGGGCGAACCTCTACGGGGGCTGCGCCATCATCATGGGCATCAAGGGCGACGAATCGCCGGCCAAGATGAGCCAGCCCCTGGAAGTCGACAAGCTCAAGAAGGACTGCCTGCGATACCTGCATGTGCTGGACCGCTGGCGCATCGGCGCGAGTGCCAGTCTCGTGACCGACATCGAAGATCCAGAGTTCGGTGCTCCCAGCCACTACATCCTGGCCGAGTCGGGCATCATGGTGCATCGAAGTCGCCTGCTGCTCTTCCACGGGCAGGAGCTGCCGTACTTCCTTTGGCGCGCGAACGCCATGTGGCACGATTCGGAATTGCAACACGTCTACGACAACCTGCGGAACTACGACACCAGTACGCGCGCCATCGCGACCATGTTGTTCGAGCAGAACATCGACATCATGTCGGGCTCGGGCTTGGCAGACTTGCTGAGCTCCAACGAAGGATCGGCACTGGTCGCCAAACGCTACCTCGGCATGGCGACCATGAAGTCGTTGAACCGCATGATCGTCATCGACAAGGACGAAGAGACCTACGACCGCAAGCAAAACACGTTCAGCGGCATCGACAAGCTGATCGAGAAGTTCATGCTGGACCTGTCGGGCGCCGCCGATATCCCGCTGACCCGTCTGTTCGGCCAGAGCCCCGCGGGGTTGTCGGCCACCGGTGAGAGCGACATGCGGAACTACTACGACCGCGTGAAGGCCGCCCAAGAAGCGAAGTTCCGCGGCCCCATTGAGAAGCTGTACCCGGTGTTGTGTCTGTCGACGTTCGGCAAGCCCGTCGAGGATTTCCACGTCGACTTCAAGCCGCTGTGGCAGATGACCGACACCGAGAAGAGCGCCATCGAACTCAACGAGGCGAACCGCGACCATATCCGCCTCGACGACGGCGTCGTGACCGAGGGCCTGCTGGCGCGCGAGCTGAAGTCAAAGCGCACCTACAGCATGATGGAGGACAAAGACGTCCAATTGGCCGAGAAACTGGCGTTGCAGCCGAAGGTCGACCCCGACGTCCTGGCCAGCATTCCAAAGACGCCGCCATTCGTCGACAATCCCGGCAAGGGCGCGGCGGGAATCCAGGGGTTGAAGAAGCCAGTCGTTCCGGCCCAGCCACAGCCCAAGGGCAAGCTGCCGGGCGAGAAGCCGGTCGACTCCGAGAACACCGCCAAGGACGCGAACCCCGACCAGCCTCAGGACCACGCGGGCCGGTGGGCTGAGAATGGCGGCACCATCGGCACTACCGCCAGCGGCAAGCCCATCGTGGCCCCGCCGCGTATCAAGGGATTCCTGGCTGGCGGCGGTGGGTCATCGACGCCGCGCGGGCCATCGGTGGCGTGCGAGCACGTGGCGACTCATGCCGGGGACTTCACCCCGCAGGACCACCGCGACGCCCACCGGATGCTGCTCGACGCTGCCAAGAAGGCGTTGGAGCGCGAGGACCTGGACCGCGCCGGACACCTGGGAGCTGTCGCGCATGTGCATCGGCATCTAGCGCGGGAAGCCGGCTAGCCGCCCGCCCTGGCGATGAGCGCGCGGCATTTTAGCTCCAGATCATGTGATACAAGACCCGAACGCATGTTGTCTTCGGTGGACTCGATGTCGTCGAGTAGTGCCCTAAGTGCCGCCAGCAGTTCCTCGTAGCTGGGCCGCGCGTACCACTGCTCTGGCAGCCAGGGGCTATCGTGGTGGAGCTGGAAGGCTTCGATCAGTTTCTGGAAACTCAACTGTGTTTTGCAGGGCAGGCATTCCAGATCAAGTCCTGCAATCCGCAGGTGATCGCGTGTCTTGCACTTCGGGCAACGAAGCACGCGGGCGAATCGCAAACCGTCGGCATAGTAGTCGCTGCGTTCGTGACAGACGATACTGGCAATGCGGTCATCGAAAGAGGTGCCCATGTTGTTACTCCGACGGCTTGAGTGTCTGCATGTGGTCGCGCTGCCACTGGTCGAGCGGCCCCGACCACAGCACGTTGTGCACCCCAACCGATTGATGGCGTTGCGGCGGCTGACCGCCTGGCCCGATGATGCCGCGGTCGAGCGTGTCCACCACGGTCGTCAGCAGCACGACGGCCGCGTGGCACATGCTGGTCGGCAGCGGCTCGCCCAGGGGATGCGCAAGGCAGCCGGTCGGCACGGGCACCCATTGCTCGCCTTCGAGGACTTCCTGGACTCCATCGGTCACGCGGATGCGCTCCCTCTCAATCAGCCGCACGCCCGGCGCCGGTATCACCTGGACGCCGAACGACGGCTGGGCGACGTAGCCGACCGGCAACAGAGGCGGCATCGTGCGCCAGTGGAGGGCCTGGTGGTTCGTGTGGTGGTCACTCATGGGAGACTTCCTTGTTCAGCTCTGTTAATTGCCCGTTCGCCAGGGCGCAGTTGGCCTCCGCGAGTTTGTCACGGGCGGCTTGTACTTTGGCATACATGTCCTTGTACGCCTTGCCGATGGGGCTTAGTTCTACCGTCGCGAGTGCCTGACCGCGCGCGACCTTGTATGCCTTCGCGATGGGACCGAACTCGTCGTCAACCAATCGGTCCAGCTCTGCCTTGGCGGCATGGCGAGCTTTCTGGAGCTGCATCATGCTCATGGCTGCCCACCAAGCTGGGGTCCGAGTAGTGCCGCAGTCCCCCGTTGAATCGTGAGCCCGCCACAAGCCCTTTCCATCGCGTGACGGGAGATGTGCAGCCGCGTACGCGTGACCTCCAGGCCGTCGCGGTCAATGAGCGACTGGAGGCGCTTGCGTTGGTCGTCGGGAAGTTTGGTCGTGTTCTTGCGTTTCACTTGGGGGATCCTTTCACTTCGTGGTCTTGTCGATGGCCGCAAACACCGATGCCAGCTCGGTAAGCACCGCGTACTTTCGCC